TTCTCGGTCCACAAAATAGATTGCAGTTGATAAGGTTGTAATAGTTCCTGGCCATCAGATGAAGTTTCATTTACTTCGTTTGCTAAGTTATTAAGAGACATTGTCATTAAAGAATACAAATCAGGATTACCTGCTAAAGCTGATTGATCAATTCCAAATATAGCAGCCATTTGTAGATCGTTAACTGTGTTAGGTGGCCTGTCAGTTGTACCCATAAAGTAACCAAAACTATCCGTAAAGTTTCTAAACTTAGGAGAATTAATCTGAGCATCAGGTTCTTTTAAAAACTTATCTAAAGAGGCTGTTTGTCTGAAACCCATACGAATAGGACGGCCAGCCTTATAATCCGAAAAGACTCCTAAAGCTATTTTAAAATTTTCTTTTGGTGTAACACCACCTGAAGTAATAGATAGAATATCTAAAAATTTAGCCTTATCTTTTTTAGGAAGGTCCCCTAAAAAATCATTAAAGTACTCTGAACTTCTTTCATACCAATATCGAGCTGCTTCATCTCTCTTTAAAGAATTATTTAAAGTATTTATATCAGGCATTTTAAAACCGACTTTTTCAACTAAAGCTTTTACATTGGTTCCAGTTTTTTGTTCAAACTCTAATAAAGTATTATTTTTAATTTCTTCTAACTTGTCGTCACTAAAAGTATAGCTAATTGGAGTAGCATCTTTATTAGTGTAGTCAACTTTTCTAACATCATCATTACCAAAAATTTTTATAGGGTTAACTGTTTCTACATATTCAAAAGGTCTAGCCATTTTCATTTTAGGAGAATATTCTTTAGGGTCCACGACTACAGGGGAATCATCATCTCTCATTTGATCAACAGCTCTTTTTATTTGAAGAACATCTTGTAAATCTGTAAAGGGGTCTTTAGGTGGCTCGGGGGTTGGATTTTTTTGATCTTTTTCTGAGTTTTCTGAAGTGATTAAATCTTTATCTTCTTCTAATTTAGTAATAAAATTGTCTCTAAGAAAGCTTGAAGGACTCAGATATTTTAAAGCGTCCATAGGATCTATATTTTGTAAATTTAAATTATTAAAACCAGGGGGCCCCTGATTAGTATTAGCAGCAACTGTTCCTAAACCTAGTAATGAAGCTATTCCTAAAGGTATTGCTACTGGTCCCATTAATCTCCCTTCGCGGTTCGCGTATCGTTAGTCAGGGACATCCTGTCTTCCTCTACAATTAAACCTCTTTCATGAGTTATACCTTGTTCATCGTATTTTTCCAGTATTTCTACTAACTCTGCTGTACTCATTTGTTCCATAGCATCTTCAGCTTTATTTTTTAATTCATAAAATCCTGCTACTCTTCCTCTTGCGACTTCCGCGTTGATGGCTGCTGAGTAGTGATTATTTTCTCGCGCTTCGTCTCGCATTTCTTTAAGAGCTGTTAAATGAGAAGCCATTGATACTCCTGATGTTTCATAGAGGTCTTGTTTCATCTCAGTAATAGCTTCCACTATAAATGGATTTATTTTAGGATTTAATAATTCATGAGCTGTTTGACGGGCCCTTGTTTCCGAGTACCCCGCTTTGCGGGCCGCCTCGCTTGCTGACATTTTCCCAGTTAAAGTACCTTGTACATAATTTGTAACAAACAACATTTGCTTAGGCGTTAGCTTTTGTTTGAGTCTTCTGTCCTCAGGATTAATTTTTTTAATAGTACTCATATTTTTTTTGACTCCTTGGTATACTTGATGAATCATCTTGATCATCAGTTAATTGAACCAAGTTTCCTTGGCGGTATCTTAGCAAAGCTAAGGTTGTTGCGTCAACTAAATCATCGTGCTCTCCGAAAGGGAAAGAAGCACATTCTTCCATTAGTTCAATAGCAAATTCATTATCGGTCCGCCAAACTTGGCCCGACTCAAATATAGGGGCGACTGTATTAACACGGACATGTTTGTCCTGACCGCGGTTCGGGGAGAAAGCAGTAGCATAAACTCCGAAACGTCTAAGCTCATGTATCAAGGGTGTTCCTGATGCTTTTGCTTCAATCAATACTAGTTCAGGGTCCCAATACTTAATATTTTCCATAGCAACTTTTTTTAATTCAGGAAAGTCCCATCTTCCTTTTTCGACATCGAGTAAACAAATGTGAGTTTCATCTCCCTCATTAGGATAAAAAATTCCCCAGGTAGTTATAGCTGAATAGTCGGCAGACTCCTTTTTCGAGAAGGCCGTATCATAGCTTTGAATAATAAAACTACATTGAGGGGGAGAAGGTTTATCCCACACGTTCCACCATTCACGTTTAATGATACTCGTTCCGTCGTACGTGGGATTTTGTTGCCACTGTGCGTTCCACTTGGATGGAACAATAGAAGCTTTCACTGCATCGAGTTCTTTTAACTTCCAGTATTGAGGCCAAATAGGTTTTCTCTTCTCTTCGTCATCATCATCTAAGATAGCAGGAAACTCTACTAGATCCCATTTGTCTGCCTTAAGCTCTCCCATCTTTTTTACGAGCTGGCCTGTTAAATCTTTTTGAGACCATCGAGTCATAACGACAGCAATTGAACCTCCAGGTTGAAGTCTTTGTCTAGGTCCTGAAGTATACCACTCATAAGCATTATCCATGGCAGTTTCTGATAAAGCATCTTGCTCAGAATGTGGATCATCAATAATTAATAGATCAGCACCACGACCAGTGATCGCACCGCCTACACCAGCTGCAAAATATTCTCCACCATGATTAGTTTCCCATCTTCCTGCTGCTTGGTTATCTGTTCTTAAGGATACTCCAGGAAATATTCTTTTATATTCTCTAGAATTCATAAGATTTCTAATTTTTCTACCAAACCTAACTGCGAGCTCGCCTGTATGGGTAGCTTGAATAATTTTTAATTTAGGATTTATACCCATCATCCAAGCTGGGAACAAGTAACTTGCAAATTCTGACTTTGTATGTCTAGGCGGCATGTTGATTATTAACCTGCAAGCCTTATCTGTAGAAAATTTTTGAAATTTTTCTGAAGTTCTTAAGTGATGGGGCCCTTCTACGAACTCAGGCCATACCGCTTTAACAAATCTCATGAAATTTGTGCGGGCACCTTCTTGTTCAATCCTTTGTCGAAGCATTACCATCGCCTTTAATTGTTGTTTATCAAGCTTTTTATATTCCATATACAGATTCCTTCCTATGACTGTGAAAATGCTGCTTTCCATTGCCCTCGCCTCACAGCGCACGGGCCGTTTTGGGTTGGTGGGGGGTCTAGTTTGTTCGTATTTTGTTCGTTTTTCTCTAAGTACCTAGCGTTCCACATGGTGGAACAAAAGTTTGTCGCATAATATGCATTATAGGCGATTTTAGGGGTGCAAAAAGCCTTATTTTCCGCCATTATTGGTAATTCCCTCCGATTTTAGCGGTGCACCCACCACATCTAGTGGGTCCGAGTTCAGTTGTGCACTGAGCGCACACCAATTTTCGCGATCAACGGCCCGCGCGCAAGGGTTCGCGACCCATTTTGGGTCCAAGAAATCGATTTCGATCGACCTGTACAGGAAAACCTCTCTTGAAGAGGGCACCCTCTGCAAGATAAAGACCCCGTCAAAAATTGCAGAATATTTATGGTGAAAAGCTTTTTGATGAGGCCTCAGACTTTGTATCAGTTTATCACGCTCACAGACCTTACACTCCACAAATAAAACTTTTCTTAACTTGTTGAACAAAATTAAATCAGGGAAGCCATTTATAGTAGTAGTTTCAATACGAATAGGATTGAAGTCAGACAGTTTTTCCTTAACCATTTTATATAAATTCTTTTCGGGGCCCGCCATAAATACACCGTTACATTATTTCATAATGTGGAACAAATCAAGCCAGCAAATCGTTACTAGAGTTTTTTCCAAAGTTATTATTATTAAAATAAATTTTACTAAAAACAGTCTAATTGACTAGAGAGATTGGAACACTTGGAACACTTCCTAAAATAGCACTGTGGACAGGTTCTACTATATTTCTCAATCATTCTAGACGATTGGAACACTGCCACACTTCATTTCTCTAAAAACTTTTTTTTATTTTTATTTTTCTCAAAAAACCTCTAGTACCGCACCACTGTTCCACATTGTGAAATGCTGAATTTCCCTGTTTTAAGAGCCATAGAGCGTATAGTACGATATGATATAAAAACATACATGACAACCTCTACTTCACTACTCTCCGTTCATTTAAACCGTTTTTATTTTTCAGTCAATTTTAAAATCTTCTCAAACCGTACCATAATTTACCATATAAGAGACCTACAGAGGCCTCTTAAACTCTGACATGAAAATTATCTCTCAAAAAAAAACTTGACAACTCTAGCCTTCTTAAAACCGTTCCACGTTTCGCGGTCCGTAAATCTCAGATTTTTAACCATTTACCTATTTATGATAATTTATAATAAATATGCATCAATTGATGCGTTCGTTGCAATAATAAAATGCTTTTTTATGTCGATTATACTTGACCGTACCGACCCATATGGTACATTAACTTATCATCAAATGATGATAGACCAAGAGGCCCTGAGGCGAACAAAACAAGGGCAAGTCTAAAGGGCGAACTTGATGGATCAACAGAGACACCATTCAGAGAGGGTATCGCAGAGGATGCCACACCACCACCAGGTGGGAAAAGTTTCAAACCTCCAAAGCTATACTGATGAGGCCTTAATGGCCGAAACACGTATATGATAGGGTCCTTATATAAGGGCCCTGTGTCTGTAGCACGGGAGGCTATTCAATATGAAAAGAAACGAAAAATTAAAACTTAAAATATCACTGCCAAGAAATACTGCAGACGATATGGACATCGAACTTATTGATAGAGCAACAAGGGTTATCCTTGACGCTCTTATGAGTAGAAAACTACAAAACACTTTAAACTTAAAAATTCACTTAAGAAAAACAGTTCTTAAGGGAAACACTGTAGGTGCTTTTGTTTGTATTCTAAACGGTTCTAAAAAACAAAAGGAACACAAAATTGTCTTAGATTGGAACAGATCAACACCCGCTCTGCTTTCAACTTTGGCCCACGAACTTATCCACGTTCACCAAAGAGTGACTGGAAAACTTCAGTGGAGAGTGTGGAAGAGTGATAGACTACTCCACGCTAGATGGGACGGACAAGAAGTAGGACTGGTTGATGCAATCGACTATAGAGAGAGACCTTGGGAGATCGAGGCATACGCTAAACAAGATGAGTTATATCAACTTGTAAAAAACATAAATATGGACCTTCTTTATGAGAGTGAAGTAAGGCTTGCAAGAGCATAAATATTCCTTCCACGAGGCGCGGTTCTCCCACCGCGTCTCAAACTTAATGAGTGTCTGTAGCAGTAGGAGGCTACCTAATATGTTAAAAGTACTAAACAAAAACGTAAAACTATCTAAAAACAATTTGGGCACACATAGCGGTTCAATTG